GCTTAAGTAACCGGCGCTGTGTTCGAAGCCAATTCCCTGCACGATCTCTAGACCGTATTTAATTCTTTCAAGGCGCCAAACAGCCTCTAAGGGAGAAAGGCCCTCCGGGTTATGGGTATCGCCAAAAGCGACGTGCACCGCCCTATTAAGCGGGATTAACTTTTCAGGGTTCGGGAGATCACGTTGCCACATACCCTTTAATTTGCCAGTGGTTTCGTTCAAATCCCACCTCACAAACGAGGAATGATCACGCCAACCCAGGCGCCTTATACCGATCATGCCGTCATCGTAATCGCTTCGCCATTCGTCTTCTTCATCAGGGGGAACCCAATTCTGTTTTCGAAGCCCTGGCACAACCTCCCAATATCCAAAACCCATGAATGGAACATGCGAAACAAGCATTGAAATAAAACCGTCGCCCCCGCCCTCCATGTCTTCCAGAACCTGCATTCCGAATTCCTGTGCCTTTTTCTCGTCGTCGGTTGGGTCGTCGCCCAGCACAAATTGAAGCTTTACGGCGCGGGCAATGGCTTGATAGACATTGCGGACGACGGTTACTTCGGGGTCAGATCGGCGCATTCTTGAAAATAAGGGCTGCACCGCTGGCCACTGCAAGTCCGCGTGATATGCTTCCTGCACGTAGCCCATGGATGTGTTAAGGCCCATGGTTCCGATCTCTACCCACTTTTCTTCGTCTGTCAGTGGTGGGTCAACGGAATCCGGTGAGGCAATGGTTATGCCCTGGCCCTTGCTAAATTGTCTCTGGTGTCTGTTATTGCGTTTCATTTTTTACCTCGCTTATTTGATAACCCAACGGCTCTTGAAATCATCATCTGCCGTGCCCAATTCCTCGAGATCGGCAAAAGTAGAAGATGCACCCCCGGTCATGGCATGGCGCAAAATAGCCAACATAATCACCCAATCATCATGCATACTGCCGGGTGCGCTGAATTTTGGGTGCCCGCTGGCCATTGTCAAGACCTCAAACGCTCTTAATTCGTCCGCGGCTTCTTCAGGTACTAAGAAGTTATCTTGTTCAAAGGCCACGGCAAGCCCTTGAATTAGGGGTGGTTTTGTAGATGCCGTCATATTGAAACCCGGTTTATCATCTATGCCATCCAGCACATTGAGGCCGTCCTGAATAAGGATTTCAATATTTGGCAAACCCATGCTGTTGCGCTCTGGCATGATACTTTCACACTCCCAGCGCCTGTACATAGTCTTGACCTTTTCCCGCTGGTATATGTAATCCATTTCGTTAAAGCGTTCCCAATCCACAACCTTATTGCATTCGCAGCAACCCACACCCTGAACTGTGTAATCCCCTGAAAGACCCCAATCCAATGCCATGACCATTCGATGTCCAGCGTGCATGCCCGGCAATTCCCGTTGTTTGACGGTTGCTACTTTGTCGAGTTTGCCAAAGAACCCGCCATCCTCAATAAACTCTGCCATGATCTCTTGCCTGAAGACGCGCTCAGGCATTTCTTTTTTCAGGTCTTCCAGTTCTTCTTTGGGTATGTAGGGGTTATCGTATGTAGTGAGTTTGAACCTTGACCAGGTCTCGGAACGGTCCGGTTGCCCAGCTATTTGATACAGCTTGTAGAAATCGTTTAATCCCTTTGGTGTGCCTGAAAAGATTGAACCCCCGCGAAGGTCTGCGAGGGTTGCTCTGATACTCTCATTCCAAATATGCAAAAGATTCTTAATGAGGCCGGCTTCATTGATCACGGCCAATTTGTATTTACGAGACCGACCCGCATCCGGGTTACTGTCAAAGCTCCACATCTCAAGCGATCCGCCCGTGTATAGTTCAATGCGGCGTTCCTGCTCCGATCTGTCTTTGATGATAGGGCTTAGGGCATCGCAGATTTCGCGCCATGATGGACCCAAGTATTTGTAAGTCGGTTCAAACCAACCCACGGGCCAACCATCAAGCATAAACTTAACCGCTACGTCTTCATCGATCACGTTCTTTCCAAATCGCCGCCCGCAATCCCAAACATTAAAACGCTTTAATCCGTCCTTCATCAATACCTGCGAGGCATGAAGTAGGGGCAGGTCTATATTAACTTGCTTGTTAATCGGGCTTTGGCGTTTCGACATACCTTACCTCTACGATCAATGGCTTTTCATCGTCACCGGTGAATTTTTGTATAGCAGCGCGCCCACCAACTTCTTTTGCAATGTCTTCAAGTAAGCCCCTTAATTGGATGATTTCTGCTGAATTGAATACATCATAATCAATAATTTCGGCGTTATCCCCTGCCCCTACCCCTTTTGTGTCCTCTGTCCACAAGAACCCATTAAGCACATCATTTGATAAAAGAGCTGCGAGCTTTTGAAGTAATGCGACCCTATTTTCTTTTAGAGCAAGTCCACTTGACAGGGCGTTATTTTCATCAATGGCGAGTATGGTCTTCAGTTGGAGCGCACGCGTGCGCCTGTAATAATCTACACGCCTTCGATCTATCGTAAAAGGCGGCTTTTCTTTGGACCCGCGTTCATTGATCTCCGTGGTACTTAGACCTTCTGCGATCCACTGAAGCGCCAGTTCCTTTTGCTTTTTTCGCAGTCTCTTTTGTTTTGGCTTCTGAGTGTCCATAGTCTTGTTTTGTCCCATTCAGAGATAGTGCTTGTACTTCGGTTTGTGACAATTCCCTAACTGTTATTTCAAGTATACGGTGATTCATGCCGATTAATGGTATTGCTTTTGCTTTTTCGGTTTCGGGTACATCAAACTGGATACGCATGCCATCGCTACCGATTTTAATAGCGGATTGAATTTCAGGTAAAACAGCAAAAAAGGCCGCCGTTAAAAGCGGCCTCTCTTTTCTGGCCATGTCCCTTATTAACCCGCGGCCTTTGCGGCTGTGGTGTCAGTTGGCTTAACAAAAAACTTCTGGAAAATGTCATGCAGATAGTTTGAGCCCTTGCCCACCCCCAAGCCAGTTATCACGATACCGAAGACTGTAATTTGTAAGTTTTCGACGCCGAGGAAGGATGCCAGCATGTAGACAACATCAAATTTATAGAGAAAGGCTGCATACACGCCCGCGGCAATGGCAATGTACATCAGCGCCCATTTCCAGGGCGATAACTTGGGAACCTTCTCAAAAATAGGCCCCAACAAGGCCTCGACCAGGGTTTCGATGAGGTATGCGAGAAAGATCATGACCGCGAACACAAGAACAATTTGACCTAACATATTTACTCCTTTGAACAAAAAATAGGCGTTGGAAGACGCCTATATTGTAACCACAGATATTTCGTTTTTCAATTGCCCTTTAAGGGTCAGGGTTATATTCCACAGACAACGCAGTTTGACTTCATATCAAATAAAATAGGATCGTTATTTTCGCGTTCGTATCGTTCTCTCAATTCAGTTAATGTTAATGGTTTTTTTCCTTCAATTGTTTGGGATGCTAATATTGCATAATTTGAATTAACTTCGTTTTTGCGCATGTCGTTTTCCCATGCCTCAATTTCTGCAAATCTTTCTGGAAAATTAATAAGCGTCCGTATCCAATCCCCTTGACCTTGCTTAACACACCTACCTCCACAATTCGCATGTGTATATCCAAGTTGATATGATTTTGGTGGTTCAATCCCCCAGTCGATTTTGATAACGTCTGTATATCGTCTTGTTTCATAAGGTTTCCAAAGAAGAGGATAATCAACTTTTGCGCTTAGTTTTTCGTATGCCTTGTTGGTCGCCTCACACCGGTGTATTTCTGTGAAATCATACCCTATGTAAATAGTCCATTCACCATCAAGTGATTTTAGCCATTTCTGGAATATGTCTATTTTTAATCGGCGTGTACACGGAGCAACGCGACTATTAGGTATCACGTGCTGAGCACGTGATACCTCGTAAGGATTTCGGCCTTCAACCAATCGCAATATCTTAACATTTAATTTGTTTTCAAAGTCTGACATAAAGCGATAATTATCTTCATCCTCAAATAAAGTATCCATGAAAACTAGTAAAGCGCCCGGATATTTTTCAAGAACGCGAACCGCTGTCAATGCACTTGATAAACCCCCTGAAAAAGATACTATATGATTCATATTAATTTGCTCTCACTTCTTTTTCATTGGCGAAAACTGCATCCATATCGACATATCCCAGCGCACACGCTTTCGTGATCATTTCCGCGGTGCTGTCCGCGTTAAATATGCGCCTTAACCTGTTCCTGTGCCTTTTGGCTGTTTTGAGGCTCGTTGAAAAAATGGCCTTAATTTGTTGGTCGGTTTTTCCCTCGGCCACCAATTGCAGGGTCTTTCGTAAGCCATCGTCTAATTTAATGTGGTAATAAAAATCAGGTTTTGCCATGACAGCCCTCACCTTATTTATACACCAATAGATGCCAATAAGATTTTCATTTTTCATCACCCTGAATAGGGTCATATCTTTCTGTGTATTTTGGGTCTTTGGTTTTAATCCATATACCCCAAAAAAGAGACTTATACACGGTTCCATCGCGTCTTTGCATAGAATCAGGCGGCATTAGGCCCCACGGTTCAAATCCAAATATCCACCAATATCTCATGTGCCCCATTTTCAAGACATCGGTCATTGGATTATAAAAAAACCGATACCAGACGATGAAAATAATCAAAACTAAAACGGCAAGTGCAACAATTTTATAGATCATAATATTCCCTTCACCTTTTCTATTAGGGAGGCGTGTATTTCATGGATATGTTCATAACCACAATCACAGATGCCATCACCGTTCATTCCGCCACGAAAAACATGGCAATCATCTGTGTGATCGCACCAGTCGTCAAGTCTCTCCCCGTCCT